CAATACTGAAGATGAGATTGAGAAGTGGAAATTATTATTCAATAAATATGAAGAATATAGAAACAAAAAGTTAATGAACTGGTTAAGCAATGAGACCGAAGAAAAACCTAGCCCTATGATTGAGCTGGATTTATGGTTATCATGGAAGCAAGAACTTGGTTTAACAACTGATAACGCTCGTAAGAAACATAATTTGTATAATGAAGTGTTACAATACAATAGATTTTTAGTTCACCAGATTAAAGATGGTTTATACCCTTTTTGGTCAAATGGAGAACCTCAGACTTATTATTGGAATACTGTACATGCAAGAGCGCACGTTGTCGCCCCTGATGAGCCCGATAAAATACGAGCTGTATTTGGAGCAACTTGGCTACTACTTATGTGTGAGCTAATGTTTGCGTGGCCTATGCAATCACATTATTTAAACCATCCTGAGAGTGGAATTTTACTCTGGGGTCGTGAAATAATGCGAGGTGGTTGGAGAAGACTTATGATGGAATTTTGTAAGTTTGGACAACCTGAAACAGTGTTAGCCGTCGACTGGTCTCAGTTCGATAGAAGAATGTTACACGAATTAATTGATGTGACGTTTGAAATTTGGGAATCATTTTTTGATTTTTCTCAGTATGAAGAGACTTCGTTCTATAATGGTACGAGAGCAAAAGCTGATCCAATAAGAATTAAGCGTCTATTTGACTGGATTAAGAATGCAATTAAGCATACACCAACCCTATTACCAAATAACAAACTTTATGTTTGGACCAGAAATGGATTTGGATCGGGATATCAATTTACACAATTAATGAATAGTTTTGTTAATACTATAATGATATTAACTTGTTTAAGCTGTCTAGGAATTAAAATTGATGTCAAAGAGTTCTTTATTCGTGTACAAGGAGATGATTCTTTGTCCGCCTTTTTTGAACGTATGATGATGCTTTATGGCTCAAACTTTCTTGACAAATTAGCTGAAGCTGCCCCTTACTACTTCAATGCTAAATTAAGTGTTAAGAAAAGCAAGATTACTTTCAACTTTGA